GTGGTTATAAATATGGTTGAGTAAGATATATTGTCACAAGGAAATCTAATTCAAAAGGTTGACGCTTGCCTCATGTATGGGATCGCCTAACTCATTAGAGTCGCCTTTATTAGATGCCTGCATGATATTATCATGCTCCTTCTTGTATATTGTCACATAGTTGTGGTCAAAGAAATCCACAATGAGTGGTTTCTTAGCTCGTGCCTCACCAATACTAGCAAGAGCCTTCACAAGATTTTGATTTTTGAGAGGGATTTCATATTCTCTCTGAAGCCCATCAAATGTATATTTGATTGGCTTATAAATGTCGCCATATTTTGACAAAATTCTACTTGTTTGAATTTGGAATTTGTCAAAAATTTCTTTTCCAGCAAACCAGCGCAAGCGAGCAGCTGTTTCGCAATTTTGTTTTGCGGCCATAAGATCACTATGTAGCCGACTTTCAATTAATGTCGTTCCTTTGGGACGCCTAACCCAATTAGTGATGTTTAACACATTTTGCTGGTTTGGTTGTGTTATATACATCCCACCAGGAACACAGGTGTTCGTGTAAAGCTTGAAACCCTTCTGAAGAAATTGACTCTCTAGAAGGCTACACCACTTTCTGACTTTACCATTTTTGTCGAGGACATCAGTATACTTGATATCATACTTAGCGAAAAACTCTGAAATAGTTTCGTTATTAAACAAATCACAAACAGAGTCACTGACGCTAGCTATAACATCATCACCATAAACGAATAGTTCAACATGGTCCTTAAAATGGTGTAAGCCAGCATATGGTGTATCCTTCATCAATCCAACCCATGCAGTTCTGAAATACATCATATTGCACATTGAATTGATAACAACAGTGTTAATTGCTCCAGATGGACTGCCGCATTGCACTTGAACAACTCTGTCATATGCCATGTTCTTACTGTTTATCATTCGCTTTGCTAATGCTCTCCTAATCTTCTGATCCTGTTCTGGTGCACCTTTTGATGCATACCAAGCATTCATGATTTCATAGGCCTGGCTAACGAAGTTTGTATACAAACGAGGGCCAAATTTAGAAAAATCACCAACAAGAATCTTGTCTCCCTTAGTTAACAATCTTCTAGCCAGTGTATCCCAATCACGGCTCATATCATTTATGCCAACGCAATGTTGTAAGTTCCAGCGGTCATATTGAAAAGCATAATTGAAATCCATAAAATATTGCCGCATATGTATTGTGAGCGACAATGGACTTCCTTGTATTAAGCGTACTTTCTCGGGGTCTTTAAGTAATTCATCCTTGTGTGATATCTGAAATATTGTAGGAACATCAATGTTGTTATCCATCATTTCATATTCTCTCTCGAGAATACTATGCAATTTTGGGTGAATTCCTTGCAATTGGTCATCCTTGTAAATCAGCAATTTTCGCTTATCTTGCAATTCCGGAATGTTACAGAATGGGTATCCTGGACTAGTATTCATGTGTATTCGCTTGACTTTGGCTTCAATCCCAGTGATGGATTCCTTAGGCGTCCGCTTACTTACAAAAGGCAAATCAGTTCGCATCGATGTAAATTGATTTTCCAAATCTTCGTAAACTTCATCAAGACTAAAATCAAAGTCATGATGGGGATGATATGCAGATATGCCTCGAATAAACGATTTAACTCCTCTGTCTCCATCCTTTTCAATACAGCTGGGTGTCTTAACTGCCTCCCCTAATTGTTCATAAAGTGGTGATTGAACCAGCGCTGTTTTAGTTGTATGGTGAAGCACCTCACGTGGGACAAAGGTTTCAACTGACAAAGTCTCTGGAAGAGCCATTTTGCAAACTTCATTTACAACTGGGACCATGCGTGTCATAGTGTTATAATGAACACCATAATCAGTAATTGCCTCTTTCGAGATCGCATCAAAAAACAATTGATCACCCGTTGTTGCACACAAGACTCCAAGAATCTTACCACTACTATGATCAACCAAAACTGATCCACACATTTTGCCAGCATCTGCTCCATAAATGTTATCACATTGAAAACCATCAAGTCTAAAGTGTATAGCGCCATCTTTGACCAAACCATACGATTCAGCCCAAGTACAGTCCTTAGCACTATAAACCTGTGGTCTCTCACATCTGCTAACATTTGTTACACGTCTCACATCATGCCAAACTCCAATTCTGTGGCGAACCAAAACAATGTTATCAGGGTCATAAGTTTCCTCATTGCCGATAGTGTTTTGGAACACACCAGAATCTGGTAGATTATCATGTTTGAGCGTGAAAATCGCAGCATCATGTTCACCACAAAATAAAGTCAAGTTGTTGTTCTGCTTCATGAACTCAGTCATAGTAATAAATGCTGAGTAAGTCATGTTGTTCTTTGACCAACGGATTTCAATTCTATTCTTTTCGTGTGCCTTCTTTAATGCATCCGAATCCTTATAGGTGATATTATGTTCATTTAGATATTTGAGGAAATTAACAGACCATGAATTAAGTGTGTTATACATGGCATGAGCTTGTGTATAATAGTGACCACCACAAAGGTGTAAACACTGAGCGGTCAAAACTCCACAAGTCCATATTTCAATTGTATTTCTCTCATACATATCCATCAGTTCGCCTTCGCATGTTGGATTCATGGCAGCCTTCATATCGCGCTTCTGGTAGTTAGCATTAAATTTTCTCCTGTTAACCATCTTCTTAACTGGCTTATTTCCAGACTCCTCATATATATCCCCTGATGGCAAGCAAGGAAATAGAGATTTTGAGTCAGCAACGAATTTCTGCGCTTCCTGAACACTCTCAATGAGCTTATTTGTTTGGAAATTTGTGAAGTACATTAGGCCAAGGAACGGGATAGCAATAGCAGCGACAACTCCAACAATCTCCATAATTTCCTTAATCTTCTTGATGTAACGTCTCTTATTCAATTCGGCTCTAAGTTCAACTAACTGGATCTTATTATCCTCTCGCCAAAAACGTCTGGGTAAATAACGAGGAAATGGGCGATGTGCTTGAGTCAATTTATCTGCGTATGTCTGCATATATTTAGACATAATAACAATTTCACCACCATTGTGATATTGACAGAATCTATTGCAAGCTACATTTGATGGAAGTGCAGTTTGTTTGAGCTCAGTGCCATCGACTTCTTCATGAACGAGAATATGACGATCGGGCATAAATTTAATTCGCCTATCCGCCAATTTCAATACTTCGTTTGCATCACCAACATTTTCATCGAAGATGTCTCTCCATGTTGCAATATGGGCACACTCCATCATCAAAGATGTTACTGGCTTATCATTATTTATTGGGGGGGCATCTGGTTGATCTGCTGTAAGATCTAATCCAAACCATCTTGTGGAAGAAAAAATTGTCCACATAGCTGGTCGCTCTGAAATTATGCCTGGAACTTGCCCACCCATAGATGTTATCACTTTGTTTATCTCAGTGGAGGACAAATCTTTACGAATGCGTTGAAATGGTCGATTTGGGATAATGTACTCATAAATCTGATCGATTGGAACACCAAGTGCAGTTGACAGTGACTCGGTATAATCTAACATGGCCTTTTCATGATAAGCTTTCATCTCATTCTTCACTGTTGTTATGAAAGTCTCATAATCAACACCAACAAAGGCGTCTTTCTCAACATTAACTTTCTTGGGCACATGTTTTGAGTGTCTGGGTTTTTCCACCTCAACTTCTTTTGGGTATGGTTCATCACTCATCAAGAAGGATTCCTCAACTTCCAGTTGTTCCCGCGCTGATTTAATTGTATCAGGAATATCAGGATAGCTGTCATCATCCTCCATATTTGGAACTTGCATAAACGACAAATGCTTAAAAGCTTGCAGATATTCACGATAGCCTGGAGCAATACCACAAAATGAGCAATTATTACATGCTTTATCTTCATGTTTTTCACAACCTGGTGGAAATGATGTTTGTTTAACAGCCCATGTGGAATCTCGTCGTGAGTGAATTACATTCCTAAGAATGCCATTAACTCGAGGATACAAAAAGTTACTAGCGCATAAAATGAGCTTAGCTGTACTAACCATACCCTTACTCTCGAGATCCGCTTTTGGAACAACACATTGAGCTGAACCCTTAAGGTCACAGAATCTGGCATGATCTGATTCTGATTTATCCGCAACATCTTGAATTCGGCCGAAGTCATCCATGACAATGCAAGCATTTGAATGATAGAGGTCCCAATACTTATTCATCGGAACTATGAAGGGACCTTGTTCTTTATCATATTTGTCGAAACCAGGACATAATGGCATAAGATCTGGTGCGAGCGCTTGAATCAATTTTGACTTGCCAATATTTGATTTGCCAGCCAAATAAAGAGCGAATGGGTTGTATTTCACAATAGGCACATTTACTTCGTTTGCAAGCTTTCTCCGAACTGCTTTTAACTCACGTAATCGTAGAGAAACCAAACGGCTAAACTTATTATTAACATGAGACTTACACATCTGTTCTTCATATTTTTCACCCTCTTCTATGAGCATGAAAACGACTGCAATGGCATCCTTGTTCTTCTTAATGTGTCCAAAAACTGTTTCATCAACAAAAATGGGTACACGTTTAAGCCATAGATCGAGGTCGTCATTCTCAAGCCATTTAAGCAGTTCACTTTCAGGAACATATTTCTTTGCAATGAATTTTGTTACTTTTCCAACAAAATGGAAAATTTGCTGAATTGCTCTGAGAACACGGTCGTGCATAGTAGCGCCTTTGGTAAATGATAAAATTAATTTTTGTGGAAAGCCAATCTCAGAATGCATCCCAATAAAACTCGAAACCCCTGAAATGAGTAAAGCGCTCATTTCAGTAGTATCAGTTATAATGGAATTAATTCCATCGTAAGCCCCAGGAGCAGCCATGCGCTCTGATGTTCCAGCACCAAGGTTGAAATCATTTTCATCACGCTTGGCTAATTCTGCGGCCTCGTCGAAATCTGCTATTATTTCATTTACTGTTTGCTTGTCCTTTCCACTGATCTTTGTCCAAATCTTAGATAATAAACTCTTAAAAGTTTCAAAATTAATCATTGATAAAATGCCTGCTGAGACTAAAACTTGAGCTACTGCAATAATTGCTGAGCTCTTAGTAGGGTTTGTAATGACTTGAGTAACCTGAAGTATGATAGTAGCTAAAATTTTACCATCACCACCAGCATTAGTCAACATCCTAATAAAATTTTGACTCTCCATCGATACATCACCAACCTTACCGGCGGCCTGGGTCAAAACTTCAAGACTGGAGTTAATGCGTTCGTAATTAACTGATGCCATTCCCTTCGCTGCTGTCTTAACATCATCCCATATTGACATTGATGGTCTCATACGTCGAGCAAAATGATTGCGTTTGCCCAAATCAATTGATTTATTTTCAACCATATGAGTCTTTTCACGTTTTGGAAAGCCGATGAAATTGCTAAAAACAACGTCATTGCCTAATGCTCTACGAACATTGATCGAAAGTGTGTTCGGAGCGCCCATGTAATACATTTCTACGACACCTAACGCCTTAGACAGATTTACTGCAAGCTCATCACTATTATAGGAGCTATTTAAAACGCCCCTTGTTCCGAGATAGCATGGAATCTCAAGTGGTACTGATAAATTTTGAGTCAATGCAAGTATGTTCTCGCCATATCCGCCCAAATCATAAGAACCATTCGCATATTGTTCATCAGGTGTTAACGGAAGATCACTATCTTGAGGTTGATGAATAAAGCAAATTGCACCACGAGTGTGAGCAGGAACCACTGTAACAACATAATTAAGGCAGCCACGACTACAAAGAAAGCAATCATGTAAGTGTGTAATTTTATTATTACGACTGTAACGAGGTGTTATATCGCGGTATTGTGGAGCACCAAAGCTAGCTGGGAGGCTATAAACCCGTTGAAATTAAGTGCACTCTGCAACGTCAATTGGTGAAGATGTTATGTAATTTTCGAAACGACGTAAATTGTCTTCCATTACCATATGGGTTTCCCCATATATAAGCAAGTCCGGATTTGCCTTATCTGGAACAAGATCGATAACAGTTCCAGTATCAAATCGGTGATCTCCTTGACCACTAGGTGTTGAAGGCATAGATGGTTTCTCTGTTGGTTCTGCCAAAGCGGAAGACATGGTTAAAGTTGGATAATCCGATGTCTCAAAATCCAAGTGCAGAACTGAAGCAAAGTGCCCAACCACCCCATAATCTCCCTGAAGAAAATGGAAGAAAATAGAGAAAGATGAATTAGCAACAACTGTAACAGTTGCTGTAATGCCAACTGTTTGTAATCCAGCCCATCGATATGTGGCCGATGGTGTTCGAAAGCGTGTCATACCCTTGCTTGTTAATGTATATGTGGCAGACAAATTACTTGGCACAGAGACAGATGAGTTCGGGATACCAACCAGACTAATTGTTAGTTGATTAGCAACAACTGCCAAATGATATCTAACCATTTTAAGATTACTTGCTGACAAAAAGCTTGTACGATTAGGAATTGGAACCGAGAATGTGAAATAGCCTGGTTTCGCTCTCTTAAAAAGAAAGACTTGAACTGAATCATACAGATTTGGAGGGGCTGAAATCGGATTCTCCAAAAAGAAGTGGACACTACCAAGATGATTATTATTGCCATGCACTTGCTTTGATGGGAAAGCAAGAAAGGGTGTAATATATGGAATTGTGAATGTATGAATAAGTCCACTCTCGAGGCTAGGGTCAATATTAATTACGGCCCAGTAACAACTAGTTGAATCTTTGTAACTCAATGTTGACCTACTGGCTATAAAAGCAACTCGAAAACGAAAGGTCTTAAATCCATCAGTATTGACAACCATCTTAATTTCTTGCTTACCATGATAATTTTGGAAATGTGATGCCACATGGTCAAGAGGTGAAAAGTTTGCAACGCTGTTACCAGCCTGAGATCCATGCAAAAATGGATTTGGATCACCAGGTTGAACCTTCATTGCGAAAAGTTCCTGTCCATGAGAGTCCGATGATTTTATTTCGAACTTAGTTATGTAGCCGAAAGTGTTCATCAAATCTTGATAGCCAGCAATTTTGTCCTCACCAAAGAAACTGGGATCATGAGTTGTTTCTGCCTCTGATCTAAGTCGGAAGGACTCTGCAGCAAAATTGCAAGCGCCTGAAGCAATATTTGGTGTTGTGCGTTGAATAAAAGAAACAACATTATGATCGGTGACTTTATCATGATTCTTAATTGCACTTGGTTTGCTGATGGTTGTTATTTTGTTGATAATGGGTTTAAGCAAACCACCTGTTGTGTCTGTTATTGTGTTGGAAATACTTTTTGAAACGCCAATAGCTGCGCCAGCCGCTACTATAGTTCCAAGAGGCATTGCTGGCTGCATACGTTGTTCAAGAAATTTCTTGGTTATACGTGCTCCTTTTTGAACTTTGTGTTGACGGTAAAATTCAAGATCGGTATTAGTTGGAAAAGCATGAACTTGTTCACGTTGCCCATAAAACATTAAGTCATCCTTAAAAGCACCATATATAATCAATTCAGCGTGATCATTAGCTCCTTCAGCAACCTGATATTTCGACATTGCAATTATTGTGAGAGTCACATTATACAAATTCATAGCGATATCTGTTTCATGGATAGGTATTGATCCCAAATAAGACAAGAAATCGACTTCAATTTCAGCTGATGAATTTGCATGACCAACCAAAGAAAAGCCAGCTTGTTGGCTAGTGGTATGTTCATTTTGATAATCCTCTGGTCTATCTTTTTGCAACAAATGTGGAACAATGCCACCAATTATCATCATCTGATTTGATTTTGGAACATTCCAAGTGGCCTTAATCTTCATTCCACCACTATAAAAGTCATGTGAACGAAAAGGCAATGCATTTGGACTATCCCAATTGTTTTTAAGTAAATCATATGGTAAATGAATCTCCTTCAAGATGTCTCCGTCATTAATCGATGTAGTAATGGGTATGGTTGCAATATTAACCCAACGGTCCGTTAATGTTCCATAGCTGTGCACTTGATCTGTGATAACTGATGATGGTAGTTCGCCTGCTTCATTAAAAAGAACAATCTCTCCTAGTGCATCCTGATTGCCAATTTCAATTGCTGTATTATTTTCTTGAGATATCTTCATATCAATCTCATTAGGCATCTCCATAGATGGCTTCATCATAAAACGTAATAAATCACGTTTTTCGTTTAGCATTTTAACTTCCTTCCTCAAAAATGCGATTTTGGAGTTGTGCTCGTCAAATAAGGTAAGTTTGTTTATGCGTGCGTTGACATTGCGAATCTGTGTAGATAGTCCATCAATTTTCCTTTCTCTGGAAGCATTCTTGATCATAAGATCAGTCTCTGGTCCTAGAGTTATCTCCGAATGAGTCAATGGAACATCAAAAGTCATATTAAGATAGCAATCAATCATTTTAGAAGTGCTCTTATAGTTGTTGTTGACTGTTGTTTCTTGAAAATGTAAAACATTTAACACGAACCAAGCAGGTGCCTCTATCTCTTGGCATGCGAATAGTGGTGCTGTAGTCTCTTCTGAATAGAGGAGATCATCAATTTCCACAACCGGTTGATTAAGTTTGGCCAAAGCAGAACAAAGGCGACTGCGATAATAATTAAAATTCTCCAAATTAGCCTCATGAGTCTTGTCCAAATCGTAGTCTGCGATAATGAGTACCTCATTAACCTTCTTCTCGTCTCCCAACGATGTGAGGGATCGAATGTGGGCTTGGAGTGACCAATCAAGCGGTTCGGTTTTAAGTGCTGTGATAAGACCATATATGAGCGATAAAGGTGATGGATATTTCTTTAAGCTCAAGGTCCAGACAGCTAATAAAATACGATCAATAAGATCGTTTTTCTCGTCAATAGTAAAATCGTTGACGTCAATTAAAGTAGATAAAATGTTATCTGTAAGATGTTTATTATTAAGCGTAATTGAATTAGAGTCAGATAAAACTGACATGTTGATAAATCAAAATTCAAAAAGTTTGAATCGAATTTGATATGAAAAATATATAAAATGTATGTTTAAATTTAATTTATTTATTTATTTATTTATGTTTTGTATTTATGTAATTATTTATAATTTTATAATATATTTTTGTGTTTCAATATTCTTTCTAGAATTTGAATAAATTTTGATAAGATCGAACGAGTGCCCCTGGGGGAATTTTCCTCTTCGAAATGCGCTTTAATAAACAAAAATACGAAACCAATTATTTGGGCCCG